TCTTGCCCTGCTAACTTTATAATATGACCAAAGCCGTAATTAAATCCACAAATAAAGAAATCAAAATAGACGGGCGTACTAAAAATGGCATTAAACTTGATCCACGAACAGTCATCCGCCTTAGAGATGTACACAAGCTGTCCTTTGGTCAAATCGCTAACCAACTAAATTACACCAGACCTTATATTCACTCTGTCTATAAGAACTTTAAGAAACTCCTGCCTTCTGACGACATCCTGAATACTTACAAAAATGTAAGAACTGACATTTTAAGCGGTATGGAGTTGGATATATTACAAAAAATGTCTAACAAGGATGTCCATAAAAAGGCCACGCTTGGAAACTATGGCTATGTCCTTGATAAGATTAGTAATTTAAGAAGGCTTGAAGAGGGTAAAACGGGAACTGGCTCTGCTGTAACCATAGAAATTGTGTTCCAGGATGCCCAAGAACAGGCCAAAAAGCTCCAGATGAAACATGCTGGATCAAGCACAACAGCTGATGAATCACTCAATAATGATGCAGATATTTGATGATAATATCAATAGTGTAAGGCGCACCTTTTTGCAATTTGCAATGTTATTATTAATAATCATATTAATGTGTTATAATTACGTCCGATAAGAAACATTATGTAAACTTTTGATGCTTTTTATGCCATAACATACTAAAATGATTCAGGATAACAACACAATTAATCAAAATTACCAGGAAAAAGTAAAATCTAATAGAGGGGTACGAGAACTTGACCCCCACCCCCCGGTTTCCGCGCCGAGGACTATGCATAACACCCGTCACAAATTTTTCGGTATAAAAGAGTTTTTTTATTCAGAAGAGGTCAAGATGGCGCATATAGAGCGTATTTTAAGGCAGTACATTACCGAATCTGATATACAGCCTTTTTTATTGCGAAAAGCTTATGGATGACGTTTCTAAGTTAGTTAAGATATATTCTCAGCTCATTTACAAGCCTTTAGAGTTTGTATTGTTTCAATATCCTTGGAAGTCCAAGGGGACGTTTTTAGTAGATTCTGACGGGCCGGATTATTGGCAGGTGGAGGTTCTTTTAAAATTAGAGAAGGAGTATAACAAGGTTCTTTCTGGTGAGAAGCAAGATTCTGTCCGTATTGCTATAAGGTCTGGGCATGGTATTGGCAAGGGTGCCTTGTCTTCTTGGGTAACGGATCATTTTATGAGTACGAGGGTTGACCCCCAAGTAACGGTAACGGCGAATACAAAGCCTCAGTTAGAGACAAAAACATGGCGGGAACTCGCTAAGTGGACGGGGGTTTCGAGAAATTCCGATTGGTACAAGCACACGGCAACTGCTCATTACTATTCAATGGACCCGACAAAGGAGTTTACGTGGAGGGCCAACGCGATTCCTTGGAACAAAGATAGGTCGGAGGCCTTTGCGGGGACGCATGACCGATCTGTCTTATTGTTGATGGATGAGGCTTCAGCAATCCATGACAAGATCATGGAAGTAGCCGAAGGGTCCATGACGACTGAAAACTGTGTCTGGGTCATGCTTGGCAATCCCACCTTGAATACCGGCTATTTTTTTAATTGTTTTGAGTCTGACTTCAAGGTCGTTTACGGATTTGACGGTGAAACCGATAAAGACGGTATGTTAATAGGCAATCCGCATTGTGTTGAGTTAAGGAGGGGTGACGGCAGATGGATTTGTTTTGAGGTTGATAGTCGTTTTGCCAAGATGTCCAAGAAAGAAGAAATAAAGGGACAGATTGCGCGATACGGCATAGATTCCGACTTTTGCAGGGTCAGGGTCAGAGGAAAGCCTCCGAGGGGGTCTACGCTTATTCTGATAAGCCCGTATCTGTTTGAGGAAAGCTCACAGCGAAGTATCTCGGAAAGAGATTTTTATACTGAACCTAAAATAATGGGGATCGATCCATCGGAGGGTGGTTCTGATGTGGCTAGTATCTGCCGAAGGCAGGGTTTGGGCGTTCAGCCCTTCAAGACTTTCAGCACAAGACCTGAGCGACTTGCTGAAATCGTTATACGAGAAATCGAAGATTGGAAGCCGGACGCCATATTTATTGATGAGTCTGGAGCCGGAAACACGGTCTGTTATATATTACGACAACGAGGATACGGACATCTTCTTTACCCTGTAAGGGGAGGAAATAGAAGCTATGAGCCGCAGAATTATTACAATCTTAGGACGGAAATGTACTGTCTGGTTAAAGATTGGATGGAAAAAGGCGGAGGTTTGCCGAAAGATCCTGAACTCAAAGAAGAGCTTTGTATTCACGAATGTGCGTTAAACAATAAAGACCAGTATCAATTACAGGATAAAAGGGAAGTCAAACAGAACTTGGGCCGGTCCCCGAATAAGGCTGATTCTTTGGCATTAACATTTGGTGGCCCGGTTATGACGACTCCCCAGATGCGGGAAACTTTAGCAACCGCAAAAATAGACTATGACGTTTTAGCATACGGGCAATAGGGAAAGGGAAATGAAAAAATATATTGGAGAATTGGAATTATCTATTATGCCGGTAAGAAACTGAGGAAACGGCAAATACGCCATAGGACATGGCGATTGCATGTATGACTCAAAGGAAAAGGCCGAGCGTGCTTACAGGGGATATATGTATAGCAAGACGCATAAAGGCAAAGGGAAGAAAGAAAAATAGTCCCTCAACGGAGGTTGCAGGGAATCCGACTAACCTTTCCCGGTCGGATATTTTGACCTCCTTTCGGCGGGCCGGGGGTTCGCCTCCGGCCTAGCCAAGATTATGATTAGAAATGTAGAGAAAACACCTGTATTTTCCAAGGAACACGGCAGCATCTTTTTTGAGGGTTTTGACGAGGATGGCATTTACGGTTATCTGGCGGTTGATTTAAGGATGCCCGAAAATGCGATAGTCCATCTTCAAGTGTTCAGGTGGTCAAAGACTATTTTAAAGCATCTTTTAAGTGATTGGAACATTATTAAGGATGCTTTGAAGCGGTTGAATGTTAAAACTGTCGGAGTGACCAAGATAGGTTTCTCGGATGAGAATAAGAAGTTTATAAAATTTGTGAAATATTTTGGATTTAAAAACGTGATTGAGCATATCACGATCACACAGGAGTTATAATATGGGTGCTGCAATACCGATTATAACGGCTGCTTCTGCCTTGGTTGGTGCGGGTGCATCGGCCTATGGGGTTTTGAAGTCTTCACAGATTAAAACCCCGAAAGTGGAAGCACCTCCGGCGATACCGGAAGAGGCCAAGGCTGAACCGGAAAGCCAGTTGGAAAAATTAAAAAAGCTTCTTTCCGGTAGAAAGCAGACTCTATTAACCAAGCCGGGAAGTCTGGCAGAGCCAACGACTTACAGGCCGACATTATTAGGACAATAAATGACCACAACGGTAGATTCGACTGAATTTAATTCTGCTTCTCCATCTGTAAACGATGTCGAGAATTTAAACCCGGTACAGAAAAGAGCAAACCGCTTAAAGGAACTTGAACTTGACCGGCAGACATGGCTCGATGAGTGCAAGGAGATTACGGAATATATCCTTCCCCAAAAGGGTATCTATATCAGCAAGGGAGAAAAACCCCACCAGAAGAAAAACAGGTTTGCTAAGATTTTAGACCCTGTTGCCTCTGAGGACAACGATCTTTTAGCATCGGGCATTCAGGGTGGGTTATCTTCCCAATCTAGGCCGTGGTTCAGGATTGAAGCGTCAGACAGAGCCATAAACAAGATAGACACTGTACAGATATGGTGTGATTACGTTCAAAACCAGATGTATTCCGTTTTGGCTAACTCTAATTTTTATCCTAAGATCCATAACCTTTACAATGATGAGGGTGGTTTTGGGAATGCTGTTATAGTCTGCGAGCCGGATCTTGACAAAATTGTAAGATTTACTCTTTATACTCCTGGGACGTATTGTTTTGCCGAAGGAAATACCGGCATTATCGACACCTTGTATCTAAGATACCCATTGAGAGCGCACAATATTGTATCATTGTGGCCCGATACGGTTTCAGATGATACGAGAAATATTGCTAAAACCAAGCCGTTTGAGTGGATAGAAATTTGCCATGCCATAGAAAGAAACCAGGCAAGAGATCCTAATAGGATAGACTATAAGAATATGCCTTATAGTTCGTGTTGGTGGGAGTATAAAAAAACAAATAGATTTTTATTAGAGCGCGGATACGAGGAAAAGCCTTTTGCAGTTGGAAGATGGAAGACTAATGATCTTGAGGCGTATGCTACGGGTCCGGGGCATACGGCTCTGGGGCTTGTCAAGATGCTTCAAAGTATTCAGAAATCTTCTTTAAAAGCCATACACAAAGAGGTTGACCCTCCCCTTAGAGTCCCCGCCAACCTAAAAGATGCCTTGAATATGCTTCCAGGTGGAATTAATGCGGTTGCGGCGAATGATCCAAGAGATGCGGTTGGTAAACTGTTTGAAATGAATTTCGATTATAAGGGTTCTGAAATGAAGATCGAACAGATTACCAACATGATTCATACAATCTTTAAAAGAGATTTATTTCTGCTTATTACAGACCGTCCCGAAATGACCGCGACGGAAGTAGTTGAAAGAAGCCAGGAAAAATTAATCATGCTGGGGCCGGTGACAGAACTCCAAATAACCGAAGTATTACAGCCGATGTTGGAGCGTACTTTTAACATAATGAATAGATTTGGCATGATTCCTCCGCCGCCGCCGGAACTCCAGGGATCGTCTTTAAGAATCAATTTTATTTCTCTGCTTGCCCAGGCTCAGAAGATGATAGGTCTTCAAGGTTTACGGTCTTATGTCGAGATTGCAACAGCGGTTGAGAGTTTAAAGGCATCCTCACCGGATCAAGCGGCAAAGACAAACTGTGACTATCTATTAGACGAATATGCACAAAACCTGTCCTTACCTCCCCAGGTGACGCGCACAGACGAAGAAGCCGGTCAGGTAAGGCAGATGTACCAGCAAGTGCAGCAAATGGCCCAGGAGATTGAAAGCTTAAAGACCGCCGCAGAAGCAACAAGGGCATTGGCTTCTGCCGACACTTCAGGAGATAATGCACTAACGGCATTAACTGGAAAAGCATGACCCTAACTCACATTTTTCAAAACTATCCTCTTGAATTTAAAAGTCCTATCAGGATAGTTGATTTTGGTAGAAACGATCTTCCCAAGCTACTTAAAACACTTGAATTTAATAAAGGTGCTGAGATAGGGGTGTGGAAGGGTGACTATTCAGAAACCCTGATAACAAGACACCCCAATTTGGAGCTTTACTTAATTGATTCTTGGCAAGCCTATCCCGGTGGTACAAAAGTAAAGATTATGGGTCAGATAGTAGATGCTGATGATGAAGTTTTTAATGAGGCTTTTAGATTTACAGCAAAAAGATTTAAAGAATATTCTAATGTTTGTCTTTTACCAAAATCAAGCAAAGAAGCCGTGAAAGATTTTAAAGACACTTCTTTAGATTTTGTTTACATTGATGCTGACCATCGGCTTGAAATGGTCATAAATGATATTGTTTTATGGAGTCCTAAAGTAAAACCTGGTGGGATTATCGCCGGACACGATTACAACAAGATGACCGCGAGGCCGAATATATGCCAAGTTAAAGAAGCTGTGGACGCCTATACAAGCGCATATGATATAAGGCCGTGGTTTGTATTCGGAAAACCGGAAGATATACACGATTCCTGGATGTGGGTGAATGGATCTTAAAGAATTAACCGAAGGTCTTTATTTAGAAGATTACATAGAAAGCCAGAAAAAAGACATTGAGATCCGTGCCAAGAATCAGGAGCTTCTAAATTCATATAGAACTATGTTGAAATCGCCTGATGGTCGTCAGGTTTTGTGGGATATCTTATCAATGTGCCGGGTTTTTCATCTTTCCATGACAGGTAACTCGTGGACGTATTTCAATGAAGGTTCAAGGCATATTGGTCTATATATTATGACTATGCTCAACCTTGGCAATAATTTAGATGATGTTTTGGATTTTCAGAAGCTAAAACCAGAAAAATAGGAACGATTTAGAAAAAATCTGACTAAAATTTAAAAAATTTGTCGGTCTGATCCACCGATAATAAGACTTAAAAGGGGCAGTGTGGGCCACACCTGGAGAAATCCAGCTACACTGCCCTTTTTTTGTCACCGAAGGGAGAAAGTATGGAAGGCGAAAAGACATTGTTTACTCAGGATGACACCGGAAACTATGTGGAATACACGCCGCCCGAACCACCGGCTTTTATTGAAACACTGCCGGAGGATTTGAGGGAAAGTGAGCATCTTAAAGAAATTAAAGATAGCTCAGAACTGGCAAAAAGTTATGTCGATCTGAAATCGAATCAGGTAAAACCGCCGGAATCAGCGGACGGCTATAGTTTTCAAAAGCCGGACGGTTATGATGTTGACGAGGACACACTTAAAGCATTCAAGCAAACAGCATTTGAGAACGGAATCAACCAGAAACAGTTTGAAGCGATTATACAGGCCGATGCTTCCAGATGGCAGAAATCCCTAAAGGCGATTGAAGACAGTATTGAGTCCAATCATTTAGAGGCCGAGAAAGCTTTAAAAGCCGAATGGGGAAACAGCTATGATGCAAAGGTTGAATCTGCCAAAAGGGTTTTGAATCATGAAAAGCTAGCCGATGCTGATTTTAAGAAGTTCCTTGAAGATACCAGATTTGGGGATAATCCCCAGGTTATAAAATTCTTTGCGCGTATCGCCGAAGCGATTTCGGAAGACACATTTTTAAAACCCGGAAAAGGCGCACAGCCCGAAGGCCCAAGATTAAATGAGGCGGGTCAACCCATGTTGAGGTTTCCGTCAATGGAGGGCAAGGGTTAGCGCAAGGAGTGAACTAAACAATGTCAACTTTAAATGCTTTTAAGCAACTTACTCTAGTTGAAGTCGCCAAGAGGAAAGATCCCAATGGCGATATGGCTTCTATTGCCGAAGTGCTGAATCAACAGAATGATATTTTGCAAGATGCTATTTGGCGCGAGGCGAACGATACATTTTCTAACAAAACCGTAAGGCGCACGTCCCTACCGGCAGGGTCTTGGAGAAAACTCAATGCCGGTGTTGCTAACGAGGCATCAACCACGAAAGAAATGGTGGATGTCATCGGTATGCTTGAGACCTATAGCGAATCTGATGTCGAGGTTATCAATGCGTTTCCAAATCCGATGCAGGCAAGAAATGACGAGGCTATGGCTTTTGTTGAAGGTTTGGGCCAGACAATGGCTTCAACCATGCTGTACGGAAATGCAGCAACGACCCCGGAGAAATTTACGGGTCTCGCTCCGCGTATGGCATCTCTAGCCGCAACTACAAATGTTATCGGGGAGGGTGGCACTGGTTCTGATTTGACTTCAATTTTTGTAGTCGATTGGAGTCCGAATGGTGTTTATATGATTTTCCCGAAAAACAGTACTGCCGGATTGACCCACAACGATTTAGGGATTGAAACGGTCAGGGATTCCAGCAATAATAAATATCGAGCCTATGTAGACCAGTTTGTCTGGAAGGCCGGTATGGTTGTCAAAAACTCACGGTCCATCGGAAGAGTTGCAAATATTGAATCTGCCGGTGCTTCAAACACTTTTGATGAGGACAATCTGATTTCCTTGTTGAACAGGCTCACCAAAGGTCCAGGCCGCAGAATTTATGCAAATCAGACTGTTTTGACGCAGATGGAAATTCGCGCAAAAGATAAAACCAATATCAACTATTCTTTTGCCGATGGCTTGGCCCCCGGCCCTGTTTTAACTTTCAAGGGTGTTCCGGTAAGGCTCTGTGACCAGATTATTATTACTGAGGCCGCTTTAACCTAAAACTTTTATACCCATATCAGGAGGGTAATTGATATGTCTATTTTAGATTCAAAACTTGAATTTTCCGACGCTCAAGTTATTAGTGCTTCTTCGGCTTCGACCGTGACCGGCACTAATGTAGTGTACTTGGGTACCTTCTATAAGGACTGGTTGAAAGAGCTTGGGACAACTTCCGGCGCAACAACGCCAGATCCAGGAGAGGGGAACAACGGGCTGGTGGTCAATTTCCAGGTGGCAACGGCCCTAAATGCTTCGGCCTATGTTGTGGCAAAAGTTTATCATCATACGGTTTCTGCTGTTACAAGCGGCGCCGTTTTGGGATCTGTGACTTTTTCCGCTGCTGACGCTGCCGGAACTCGGAAGTCTTTTAGGCTTCCCGCCGGTACGATTAACAAATATATCGGCGTGCAGTATTCTACCGTCGGAAGCAATATGACAACCGGCGCTATGGATGCTTGGATGGGTCTTGATACTGAGACTCCTACCAAGTAATTATTTTTGGGGCGGGAAACCGCCCCTTCTTTAAAGGAGCAAAAATGACCGATTATACTTCAACTGTTTACGGTGTTGGTGATTCTCGTAAAGGAAGCGATAAAACCACTACCGCCTTGAGAAACCCTTTGACTGATGTAAACAAGGGCCAACAGGTAATGCGTTTTGTGGTGTCTGCTAGTTCTGAGATTCAAGGCGGAGTTATCTATGTAAATAAGGACACTGTGATTGCTGCATCTGATACCTTTACATTAACCGTTACAGCCGGATAACTAAAGAGGGGAAAGGCAATGTGGGCGAATAACCCAAATCTTTATAAGGAACTTGATTTTAAGAACCTTATTCCCCGGATGGAAAATGTTGGGTTTATAAACACCGGGGGAAGATTTGTTTCTGTTGAAAGCCAGAAGATTCATAAGACTCCGGCGTTAAGTACTGAGGCTGTCTGGATATATGTAAATCCGAACAAAAATATGTTTTGTAATGAATATCAGCTCATAGTTAAGGGATTCGGGTTTATTCCACAACGATGCCTTGAGTGTTATAAAGTTGTGATAATGCCAAGGTCTTTTCACGAGCTGATGGTTTTGTGGGAACTTGAGGAAAAGGTTGCTATTGAAAATCCTACCTTCTGGTGCAAGTGCGGAATAGAAAAAAGAGATTTTGTTAATAGAAATTACGGGGGATACTTTTATTGTCACGGTCTTGAAGTTGGAAAACAAAGATACAAGACCGTCAGAAAGCTAATTGACGATAACTTAAGCCCCGATGTCAATGTTATCTTAAAAAGGTACTGCACAGAGTTTGAGTTGATGTTTGGGCCTTCTGATAAATATGAGCAACCTCCGGGGGCGTTGGAACTCGAAAAGTGGTTCTGGGACAATGTAGAGATCCAACAGGATGCCTACAAGCAACCTGAATTTATCCGGCAGCATGTGGTTCAGTCGTGGATGATGTTTGCATGGGGGAGGGGTGACAAGACGGTTTTGCTTTATAATAACGGAGAACCCTTTTTCCCGCCTCCGATAACCTATCATGGTGAATAATGTACGGACTTTGGAACCGCCTTCAATATATGTTGTCGCCACAATTTGATATCTATGAAAAGATATCTGAGGTAATAAGCGGGAGTGTTTTAGATGTTGGTTGCGGAACTGGCTTTGGGACTCATTTATTTACAAGAAGTGCTATTCATATAACCGGAATCGATTTGGATTTAAACGCCATAAAGTTTGCACAAAGATGTTTTAACAATCATAAGATTAAATTTTTTAATTCGTCTATCGATGACATAATAACAATCGGGAACAAATTTGACTTTATCACGATGATAGATGTTATCGAACATATCAGGGATGATCGCGGTATGATTGAAAAGTGCAAGAATGTTTTAAAAGATACAGGGACATTATTTTTATCAACCCCCAATAAGTTAAGCCGTTACCGCAAAAGCGAATATCATATCAGAGAATATAGACCGCAAGAATTAAGAGATTTGTTGAATAAAATTTTTCCAATAGTTGATTTGCTTGATTTTAACATGATGCCGATTGAATCTAATTATGATAACCCAATCATAGGCATGTGCCAATGCGGGTAATACATTTTACTCCTATGGCTCCCGGCAAGTCTGGCATGTATGAATCGACTAAAGACCAGATTAAGTACGAGCGCCGGGAGGGATTGGATTCTAATCTAATAGACGCCGTAAATCCAAAGAACCATGATATCACTGATGATTGGTTGACTTCTTCACTTTGGAATAAAGCCTATGATGCTGATATTTGGGTTATCCATTCCGGGCTACCCCCCCCACTTTTTGAATATATCAAGAAAGAAGAAAATAGAAAAAAGCACATTCTTGTTTCAATCATGCATGGGCCGGTTGAAAACATGCTCTTAAAAGAATTTGCTTTTATGATAAAAAATATTCAGGAGCCAGCATTTACAGTAACGCATATAAACGCTATCTGGGATTATGATGCTTGTGTGGTTTTAAATCAGCATGAATACGATATTTCTGTTCTATTCGATGAAAACAGCAGGCTTGTCTATATACCTAACTCGATTGACCTTGAAAGATACGAGAACGGCTTTGCATGGAAATATCAGAATAGGCCGGCGATTATAAGTTGCGACTATCCCAGGATAGAAAAGCTACCACTGCATATAATCTTTTCCATGCCAAAGATTATAGCAAAAATACCTACGGCTAAACTAAATGTTTTTGCGCTGCCGGTAATAGACATAGAATTTTTTAGGAATATTCTTTGCCGGTCTAAAAGAATGCATCTTTTGCTTAATTGCATTGAAAATTTTCAGATGCGAAGCAATACGGTAGATCCTTTTATTAAGGGTGCAGATATTGGGTTTAATTCTAACTACTCAGGAATAATGTCAAGGGTACACATGGAAATGATGGCTGCAGGGGTGCCGGTTGTTTCTTATAATGGGGATTACACGCCCTACCATGCAAAGCCTTTTGATCTTAGTTCAATAGCGGAACAGATAGAAAAATGCTGGATCGATCTTAACGATAATACAAAAAATTTAAGGCAAGCAACTAAAGAATACGCCTTTGCTAATTTTAATCGGGCTGTATATGTAAAAAAATATATCGAGTTATACCAAAAGCTGAAGGGGGAAAAATGAAAAAATTTCCGTATAGAGCAATCTGTTGGAAAGAGTGCTATTGGAAAGAGAATCTGTGGAAGCCTGGAGAAATATACGAAGGGGAAGACCCACCTGGAAAGTACTTTAAGAAAGAGGGAGAAGAGACCCCGGAAGAAACCACAGTTGATGCCGGGTCCGATCCTAGACCGAATGTTGAGATTAAACGGATTTTAAAAGATAAGTTCAATTTTCGTGTGCCTCAAACATGGAACAGAAAGCAGATGTGGAGCAAGCTAAGAGATATGGAGATCGCTGAATTAAAAGATGAACTTACCAATCCGACTGAAAAGAAAACCATTGGAAGACCCAAGAAGATCGAATGAGATACATTTACCAGAACGTAGTCCAGGACGGAAGGGGCAACGCGGTTGAAGGGGCGGTTATAACTGTTTACCTTGCCGGAACGACCACAAAGGCAACTATTTATACTGCTGTTAGTGGTGGTTCTGCCGATGCTGATAGTGCGATTGCCTCAGAAAGCGACGGAACGTTTTCATTTTATATAGATGATAGCGATTATTCCCCGGCGCAACGATTCAAATATACTGTATCTGTCAGTGGGTATGGGCCGGAAACATGGGATTATATCTCTATTATTCCTATGCCTCCGGGGGTCTATTATATTGATCCAACCGCTACAGACCAGGGTGCGGCAACGACCACGGGGGATAGAACCATAAAGGATTTGGTTGATTCGATTGGTTCTACCAATAAGGGGATTTTAGTATTTACTAATGTAGATAGGGATGCCCAAACGAACTATGTTCTTTCGACTTCCGAAACTATTACAGCAAATATTTATTTAAGATTTGAACCCGGAGCTATAATTATTCCTGATGCTTCTATAAGCCTTACTGTCTATTCCCCAGGCCATATTACTGCTAATCAAGACCAGCAGATATTTGATGTATCTAACAATTATACTAACCCGGTTTTATTTACTGATGGCGGTACTGTCTATCCTGAATGGTGGGGGGCATATAACGACGGTACCAATGGGGATGTAACGGCAGACGCCCTTCAATCCTGTTTAACTTCTCTTGCCTCTGTATCATATGGGGCCAAGATTGAATTAAATGGTTCATACCTAATTGATACACAATTGTCCATTGCTTTTCATGGTTTAACAATTTCAGGCACCGGGGATTATTATAACAGAATAATATGCGACGATTGCAGTGCGATTTTAATTAATCAGACAAGCAATGTCACCTTATCTAATTTTGAAATAGCCCAATCTACCAGATATACCTCAACCCCAAATGCATATATAGGTATTGACATAGCCGGGGTTACAGGGACACGCCCATTTAATATCATATTAAGAGATATTTATATAGATGGTTTTGCGACTGCTATAGAAGCTAATTGGTGCTGGTCAAGCGTGTTTGATAATGTTTCAAGCGCTTATGGTCATGTTGGTATTCTTATTCTTGGAGAATCTGTCAATAACTCAATTTCTAATTGTTCGTTTATTCTGGACGATGGCGCTACTGGCGCTATGGGAATATCTTTTAATGACACCAATAATTCTGCTGAAAGTTGTATGATAAATAACACCTTAATTTATGGGGCGGAATATGGGGTGTACGGATTATCTGCCAGCCATGTTTTAATTCAAAACTGTATTATTGATTATAATTACAAATATGGAATTTATATATCTGATGGAACAAGCGGTCCAAGTATAGATTGGATTATCAATGGTAACTATTTTGCTATGAATGGTACGGCTACGTCTGGGGTTACTATCGACAGGGGTACGGCAAGCACTCAACAGATAGGCCACAAAATTACTAATAATAAATTTATAGTCTATTCCGGTCAATCATGTACTCAGGGCGTTGAAACCCTTGGGGATGAGGCTAAAAACATAATTATAAGCGGAAATGGGTTTATAGGGTTTGCAACTTACGATATTATTTTAAGTTCTGATTCGGACAACTCATGTATAATTACTGATAATCAATGTCTATCTACAGGACCAACTTATAATATTTATCTTGGTGCTGGCGGATTGGTAGCTAATAATATTGGCGTAGTGTACTATACTCAATTTACTACCTTTACAATGGTTGGGAAATTAAAACACGTTTACGGTGAAGCTGCGCCATCAAGCGGCACGTGGGGGCGTGGAGATATTTGTTGGAATACGGTTGCCGATGCTTCTGGAAATGTCGGTTGGGTTTGCATAACCGCCGGTACTTCGGGAACGTGGAAGAGTTTTGGAACCATAGCGTCTTAGGATTTTATTTATGCCGATAATTTTACTTGACGAAAGTTCGTCGGAATCAACAAGTTTGACTATTTGCAATCTTGCCCTACAGATGCTTGGCGAGACAATAATAACCCAAGCACAACTTGACGCAGAAAGCACTAAAACGGCAAAGCTTTGTGCAACTTTCTATCCATATGTTAGAGATCAGGTTTTAGAGGCGCATCATTGGAATTTTTCCGAAAAACACATGCTGCTTGATTATACAGACGATTTCGGGATTTATCCCAATGACGGTGCTAGCAACGATATTTTAACTATTACGGCTATTACACAAGCGGCCCCGCCGGTTGTTTCGGTTGCAAGCCATCCTTATGCCACTGGTAATTTAATCTATATTTATGATGTTGTCGGAATGACAGAAGTAAATGGAAAAGTATTTGACATTACGAAAGTTGATGGTGGTTCTTTTAGCCTTACGGGTGTAGACGGAAGTAAATATACTGCATATGTATCCGGCGGATCATGTATTCGTAAAGAAGTGGCGACTAAATATGCAAACGGTTATACCTATGACGTTCCCTCAGATTGTCTAAAACCTATAAGGATTGATGATGGTACAGACGGCCCCGGTCCTGATTTTATTACTATAGGGGTGTCTCCAAACCAGAGAATTTTGACTACGGTAGCAGATGCCGTTTTGATTTATTCGAGTCAGGTTACGGACCCGGATCTTTATAATTCAAGATTTATCAATGCTTTTTCTGCTGCTCTGGCGGCAAAGCTCGTAATACCATTAAAGAAAAAAGCAACCGATATTGATAAGATGCTTGGATTTTATCAATTATATCTATCTCAGGGGCAGGTGGCAGATTATAGGGAAACCAAAAAATCCGTAGACACTAAAGATTCGTGGATTACCGATTCTGGAATTAGTCAATGAGAGTTTTAAAAGAATCATTTAACGCGGGGGAATTTACGCCACGCTTATATAGCCGGTATGAATTGCAGAAATATAAAAACGGCTGCAAAACCCTTACCAATTTTCTTCCACTTGCCCAGGGTCCGATTACAAGAAGACCCGGGTTTGAATATATCGCAGAAGTAAAAGACAGCGAACAAGGGGTAAGGTTAATCCCATTTGAATTTTCAGCTACGGATTCCTATATCATAGAAGCTGGGAACTTATATTTTAGATTTTACCGGAATGGTGGGCAGATTCAGACGGTAGACACTTATACAAAACTTTTATTGCATTTTGATGGTACGGATAACTCAACCGACATAGAGGATTCTGGCGACACGGATCATACTGTTACGGTAAACAATAATGTCAAAATTAATACAGCTCAAAAGAAATTTGGTCCCTCCTGTTGCTATTTTGGTGTCAGTGATGACTACTTATCAATCGCCGATCATGCTGATTGGTATATGTCAACAGGAGTCTTTACAATAGATTTTTGGGTACGGTTTTATAGCAACTATGGCGATAAGATGTTTTTCAAACAGGGCAGCGGGACTGACTACTGGGATTTTCGCTATGACTATACTGGAGACTACTTAGAATTAAGGGCCGTTGCGTCATCGATTCAGACTATACAATTAAAGTATGAGGGTTGGAGTCCGCAACAGGATGTTTGGTATCATATTTCTATAATACGCGGTTGGGGTGGAAATGCTAATGATTGGGCTTTATGCATTAACGGTACTGCGGTAGCAACTCTAACAGATATATCGGAAATACCAGATATTACAGATGAGTTTGTTATCGGATCGGAAGCCGGAACCCAACCAATTAAAGGTTGGATTGATGAATTCAGGGTATCAAAAGGCATTGCAAGATGGACAAGTAGTTTTTCTGTTCCCGTAGCTCAATATCCTTTTGGAGATAGCAGCGGTACAGTTTATGAGCTTACCACAACCTACACTCAGGATGTTTTAGATGACCTATATTTTGTCCAATCTGCCGATACGATGTATATCGTACATGAAGACTTTGTGCCAAGAAAACTAGTTAGGTCTGACCATGATAATTGGGCGATATCCGATGTTTCTTTTACAAATGCCCCGGATGAATGGGGGGCAGCGGATTATCCCCGGACAATAGATTTCTATGAAGACCGGCTTGTATTTGGTGGAAACCCCAACGATCCCGATAAAATTTATACGTCTGATACATCTCTTTATACAACTTTTACGGAAGCAGATGCAAGCGATGATGAGTCAGTACAATTAACTCTTGCCGCCACGAAGGTCAATGACATCCTTTGGATTTCAGGTGGCAGAAAATTAATTATAGGAACCAGAGGAGAGGAATGGTGGCTATCGGGACCATCGGATACAGAACCATTAACCCCCTCAGACCACGTTGCAAAAAGAGATTCGGCTTGGGGTAGTGAAAGAATCATGCCGGTTAATATCGGGGATGCCATTTTTTTTGTTCAGAGAAACGGCAAAATTTTACGTGAAATGAGATATGACTTTGGAAGTGACCGCTATGTCAGTACTGACATGATTGTACTATCAGAGCATCTAACTAAAGATTATAAAATCAAATCCATTGCCTATCAACAACACCCCTATCAAATCCTTTGGTGTGTAAGAGAAGACGGTGTGCTTTTAGCCTTAACTTATCTTAAAGAACATGATGTCCTTGGTTGGTCAAAACATACGAGTGCTGATGGTGAGTTTGAATCTATTGCTGTAATCCCAGGAACATCAGAAGATGAATTGTGGGCAATTATTAAAAGGACCATCAACGGAGATCTTGTAAAATATATTGAAAGAATGAAGCCTTTTAATTGGGGGTCTTCTTTGGAAGATGCTTTTTTTATAGATTCCGGGCTTACCTATGATGGTGCCGAAACGTCCACTATTTCTGGCCTGGATCATTTAGAAGGCGAGAGTCTTTCCGGCCTTGCCGACGGTGTTGTGGTTTCTGACCTAACCGTAACAAGTGGATCGGTAACTCTGGAAGATGCAGCTTCAAAGATACATTTGGGTTTGCCTTATACGCCTGAAATGGAAACTTTAGACGCTGTTATATCAGATAGAGAAGGACCGCTTCAGGGTGTAATTAAACGGATTGCAAATACGAGTATTTTTCTGGTTAATTCTATGGGCGGCTTATTTGGTTCTGATTCATCTCACACTGATTCTATAGATTATGATGACACTACAGAACCATTTACGGGATGGACAAGAGACATGCCATTTAATGAAGGATCAGATAACGAGGCAACGGTCTATATTCAATGCAATGAACCATTGCCGATGGAAATAGGCGCTATTTTAATTGAAGGGGATTTTTAATGGGTGCGGTTGCTGGAATATTAAACTTAGCAGGGACCGGCATAAAAGCCTACGGCGAATATAAACAGGGGCAAGATGCAAGCAAAGTATATAAATACAACCAGGCTTTAGCTAATTATCAGGCTCAATATATCCAAGATGAGGCCGACATTGAAGAAGCGCAATTAAAGCGGGATGTCAGCAAATATATATCACGCCAGCGGGTTATCGCTGGTATGTCCGGTACTGATGCCGGTCTAGGAGTCCTGGAAGCAACCCAGAAAGAAGCTGACATTGATGCTGCTATCATCAGGTATAAGGCTGATCTTGGAAGTTGGAGTGCAAAATCTCAAGCGAACTTATTTGGTACTTATGCCAAGCAGTTTGGGGCTGCCAGCTATCTTAATGCCGGATCAACGCTGCTAACCTCTGCGTCTAAATTTGATTGGAAAAATATCTTTAAGAAAAATACTCTTCAACCTATGTCTTTATCGACAGCATTAGCGAAGGTAAGATAATGCCTTTAACAGCTCCGAAAGTACCACGATATACACAAAGAGAAAGTTTACCGGCAGGATTGCCGACAGATTATGCAGATTTAAGACCATCCCAGCAAATAGGCGGAGCATATGAAAAACTTGGGAATGTTCTGATAGCGAGAGCGCAAGTTTTACAGCAACAGCGGGATGCTGCCGTTGTAGGTGATTTATATAATCAATGGCGAGACCAGGATAGACAGGCGTTAAGTGAGCTTTTAGCCAAGAAAGGAAAAGACGCCTACAACCTTGATAAACAATATGACGAATTTTTCAATAAATCTTTTGAGAAAACAAACGAAGGCTCTGAGAATGGAGAGCAGCAATTAGCTTTAAAAGAATTGCTTGATCGAAAGAGAGAGCAGAACCTTGATATACTTGCACGATATCAGGCCGAAGAAGGCAAGCGGTATTTAGCCGAAGTTGAAGCCGGTAGAGTTTTTCAAGCTGAAAAGGATATTCGGCAAGCCGGATTTCAAAGTGGTGCAGTGGCAGAAACCATAGGTGATCTCTATCAATGGTTGGAATCCGCGCATCCAGGGGAAGATATCACGGCGTTGAAGAAAAAATATAAGTCCACTATGCTTTATGCCAATATGCAAGAAAGAATCGATCAAAACCCAGAGGCGGCGGGTAAGGCTTTAGAAGCGTGGAAAATGGATTTGGGAGAAGAACAATATCTTTCTTTAAAAAATGATATTAAAACAAAATCAAAGCAATATGCTATTGATAGAATACAATCAGAACTTCAAACTAAGTATGAGTCAAACGGTGTACCTGATTTTACAAAAATGCGTCAGGATTTAACCCATAGTAAAATGGAACCCGATATTAAGTTTGAGGTTCGCCAATGGTTAGACGCTTACGAAACACAATATAATAATGCTCAAACAGGCTCGAATAAAACCGCCCATGACGATGAAGAACGAAATATTGGCATGGCATTTTTAAATGGTAACTATGCCTCTGTTATGAATCAATTACGTAAATCTCAGTTCTTAAAAGGAGATGAACTTAAAACTTGGGCGACTGCTGTCAAAGATGCAGCCAATAAGAAAACTCCGGTTGACCCTGTTCAACGGGCGGCAGCGATTGTCAAAATAAACCAAATGATAACTCAGGAGTGGCCCCAGGAAGAAATTAAAAAACAAATTATTATCACACCATATTTAGAAGATCAAGACAAAGAGCAATACATAAACAAGCTTGAGACAAAATTAACAGGTGAAATTGAAGCTGGCAAGCGCGAAGGGTATGCTGCTATTGTTAATATGATATTCCCGAAAATTCAAGGTGCTTACGCTAAGATTGAAAATTTAGTGCAGACACCACAGCAAACAATTGCGATTGCAAGGGCGCAGGGTGAGCTGGACGAATGGATTAAACATCAACTTCAATTAAAAAAATATCCAACTCGAAATGAAATCCGAATGAAGGGTATCGAATTGGGTCAAGCCAATCAAGTGCCGATGGCTGAGAGAATGAAGTTCTTACAAGAGCAACAAGAGAATCTTGAGAAGCAGATTGAATAATGCCTCAGATGACGACCTACATAAAGCCCGATCCTGCTCCGTTTGATGTGGATAGTTATTTGAATGATTATCTGTCTGGCAAACCTATTGAAGATGGGGCAAAGCATAGAGAGAATTTTGCAAAAGCTCTTTTCCCTATGGTGAAACCCTATATTGCCGGAGGATATAATTTTATAGCAGCGACTAATAGGGCTTTTGCTTCATTGGCGGCGCATTTGGATGCTGTTACAGACTATGTAAGTATTTCTACCGGAATGCAAAAAGAAGGATTATTTGAGGATATTGCCAACCATTTTAATCAGAACGCTGATTATTGGCGCGGGAGAGCCGAGAAGGTTGGTATTTCTTTTTTAGTTGAAATGATATCGGAGGCTTTGGGACAATCAGTTTTTGGCGCGGTTCAGTTTGCTTTGGACGTAGAATCTGGATTTACTTTACCTTATATGGCGGGTGCATCTAAGGCATATAAAAGAGGGGATAGCCCATTTGCTGCCGGGATAACCGAAGCGGCAAAGACGGCTACCTTAGACGCGCTTTTTAAAGTCATGGTGCCACTTAAAAAATATTTGAAAGCTCCTGCTTTTAGTACGGTTTTCGGATTGCAAGAAGCGGCGGGTGCGCCAGAGGGGAAGAAGGCAGCGGCTTTTGCCAAGGGTGCCGGAATTGGCGCTATCTATGCTGCCGGTTCACCGGGCGGGTATCTGGGGTTGAATGAAGTCAAGAAAGCATCTAAATCTGCCCTTGAAGCGATTAGACCTTACATCAACAACGAAACCGGGCAAGTCACAGCATGGCACGGTTCCCCATATGAATTTGAAAAATTTTCAAAGGAGAAAATAGGAACAGGCGAAGGCGCTCAGGCTTTTGGTATTGAAGATTCCCCTGTAAAGCGTGCTGCAATGGCGGCGCTTGAAAAGTTGAAAGAAGAGCGCGGATCATTTTCGACCAAGCCTACACGTCAGCGTAAATTTCTAAAGACTATCCAAGAAGCAAAAGAGATTGATCCTACTCTAAGAGAAAAAGCCGCAGAGATAAAACCACAGGATTATTTTGTTCAACCCAATGCTGAATCTTTCGGCGCTGCTGATGAGGTAATTAGAAAGCAGGGGTTATCGTCTGCATTAGAGTATGCCCGCGACGAAAAGAACAACATGGGCAACCGGGGAGCAACCTATCAGAAACTTATAGATACTTATCAGAAAGCCGGAGACTTTGAGAAGGCGACCGAAATAGTCGAAGAAGTTGACAGGACTATGCGAAGCTATGGTCAGTTCATTCAGGCGGCGGCGTTTTGGTCAAAGAAAGCAAGCCCACAAACATTTATTCATTGGGCCAACAAACAACTTGATAAAGTTAAATCAAAGTATGGATGGACTGATACTATACTTAATAAAAAGCCTGAATCTTTTACACTTAGCAAAGAAGAGCAAAAGCTTATTTTTGAAAAATATAGAGAAATAGATAAGCTAACTAATGAGGCTGACAGGGCCGATGCAACTTTAGAATTAATTGACATGGTTGCAAAGAAAGTTCCCCCATCTGTATCTGAAATGATAGATGCTTATAGGTATTCAAATATGCTTTCAGGCATAACAACCCAAGAAAGAAATGCCTTTTGGAATCTTGAAAGTACTTTTTTAACAAGACCTTTTGATATGGCGACGCGGGCAGGGATTGATTGGGTGCAATCCGGGCTAACCGGCAAAGCAAGAGAAGCGTATCTAAGAGATGTCCCTGTTTATTATAAGGCGGCTGTTAATGCTATCCCAAATGGTGCAAGGGCTTTTATGGATTCTATGAGGTTGGTAAAATCCGCTGGAACTACTAAGCCCGAAATCGGAATAGAAATGGGAACAGAGTTTGAAAGAGCAAGAACAGCGCAGTTGCCAAAGGCATTAACGGTTGTCCCACGGTTCATGGATGGCACCGATAAATTTATGCAAGCTATGATTAGCGCTGGGGAAATGACCAGACTAATGAAAAACGGGGTGCCGGAAACAGACGCTTATGCGCGATCAGTTGAACTTGCCGAGGAGTATCTTTTAAGAAACAAGTTTGAACCAAACGACCCAAGACTTTCTTTACCATCCAAAGCTCTAAACTCTTTGGGTTATGGCATGGATTATATGAGAAAACTTCCCGTAATCGGTAAGGTTTCATCCTGGTATATTCCATTTTTAAAAACACCGGTAAATGTCGGCATTCAGATGATTGAACACAGTCCTATGGGTGCTGTCAGGGGAAAGTGGACGCAGGAAGCAGGAGCAAAAGTTTTATCCGGTAGTATCGTGACCGCCGTAGGAGCTTTGATGGCTTACAATGGTAATACAACTTGGTCACCCCCGTCTGACCCTGATAAAAAAGAATTATTCTATGCCGCCAAGAAAGTTCCATATTCATATCAATTTGGAGACACTTATATACCTGTCTGGTACTTTGGGCCGTTTGCTTTGGCAATGGCAATGCCAGCAGCGGCTAAATATTATTTTGATGAAAATCCAAAATCGGCTTCACAATCGGCTATAAAAAACTTTACTGATATGCTCGGCGGATATTCTGAGTTTATAGGGAGGCAATCGTCTACTCAATCAATTGGGGCTTTTTTTTCTGTCTTAAATGGGGATATCGATTATTCTTTTTTTTCCCAATCTGCTTTTACAGTTCAACAATTAATCCCGGCAAGTTCTTTAATTAGATTCACAAATACAATCATTGATAGGACTTATAGACATCCTAAAACTTTCACTGAAAGAATAGAGGCAAACTTACCGATTTTGAGCAAAAATCTTGAGGCTTATACCGATCCATACGGTAAAATATCTAAAAGAACTACTGTAAATTATTTCTTACCCTATAATGTGGGAGCGCAAGGACCGAGAGAAAAAATGTTTGAATCTCAATTAAGGATTCAAAATAAGTTAGATAAAACCACTGAAAAAATTAGGGGAAAAACCATACAACTGCAACAGGGGATGCATGAATATTTTAATCTAATGAAAAAACAAACGGAGTAAAAGAGATGGCAAATGTTTTAACTCAAAATCCTATCACAATAGACACCTTCGGCGCAGACGTATCTATCTCACAGTGTAAAATTAGAATTGCGGGTATTTATGTAACGGCTTTAAGTTCTGACAAAAATGTAGTTTTTATAGATGCCAGCGCTAACAAGGTTTTAGATTTAAGAGTAGCGTCTGGAACCACGGCGCAGTTTACTCCCGGCAAGCCGGTAGAATTTACAAATGGGTTAATCTATGATGATTCGGCAAGCAGTGTCGCTTCAAACGATTTGATTACGGTTTTTATTGACTGATGAAAATCGAACTAGAAATACCGGATCAATACGCCAAGACCAATCTATATGTCTTTGCGGGAATGACTCCAATCGCCCGCAAGCGCGGCGATAAATGGGAAATAAAAACGGCTGAATGTTCTCGCTGTGGTGATTGCTGTTTATTAATGTCACCACAAAATCATCCATTTGGAACTGACCACGGATGCCGGTATCTAAAGATAGATAAATACGGCGGGCAGAATATTTGCAGCCTTGGAATATTCAGACCGTATTGCTGCGCTATCTCGGATCAAATGGCTGATACTCCAAATTGTACTGTTAGGTGGGGATAATTGGCAACTACCTATTATCATAGCATAACCGGTGTTAGGTTTCTCAGCGCTACCCGTACAGATTTAAGCGGCTCGGATAACACTTCTATTGTCGATTTTTCCGCTGATAACCTGATTATTGCTATCCACCTAAAAAATGCAACTGCCGGTAAAAATCCTGCCCTGCAAACCTTTTCACTCCAATGGCGTAATATTACCGATGCCCCTGGAAGCTGGATACCATTAGGCAACACAGGTGAACTTACCTATAACGCCACAACGGATCTTGTAGACGGTACTACAGTCCAGGCAGCCGGGTGGAAATGTACCGCCGATGGAGGCTTGACAGATGAAACAGATGGAGTTGAACGCGAAGGCAGCAACGCGGATGTCACCATCGACCTTGGCCCGGATGCCGAAACCGAATACCATATTGCAGTTGATTTTTCCGGGGCGGATAAGACTAACGGCGATCAATATGGCTTTCAGATAGTAGATTCAACAGAGAGCCAAACGCTTTCTATCACGCCTACCGTGACAGTTACAGAGGACACGAGTCAATCATATCCGAGAACGGTAGCAGGAAGTCTTCCAGCACAATCCGGTGTCGTGTCCAGAAAGTCCGATCTCCACAGGCCGCAAGCTGGCTCCTTCGATATGGGCGGTGTTGTTTCCCGTCAGGGATTTTTCGCCCGATCCGTAGCCGGAGAAGCTGGATTTTCCGGTGACGTAGACGGTCAGAAGATTATAGAATACACCTTCACAGATGAAGATGTAAGCTTTGAAGATACAGACGCATACGAATGGACTCCGCACGAAGGTGCCGCTGTTACCGTTTACTATCGTAATGTTGATGGCGCTTTCAGTCTTGGTCCCGGAGAATCCGCACGTGCTTTTTCGGGGTTTCGTAAAACCGTTGGAGATCAACCTTCCGCTTCGGGCGTATTAGGACGCCAAGCTGAATACGCCCGTAACCAAGCTGGTCAAACCGACGCTGCTGGCGAGGTAGTCCGCAAAGCTATATTTCCACGTGCCGAAGCTGGCGAGTTTGATGCTTCCGGCGAGCTATCACGCCAAGCCACACTTTACCGCTACACCGATGGACAGATAGACAGTTCTGGTGAAGTTGCAAGACAGGCAAACTTGGCGCGGTCAGAAACGGGCGCCTTCGATGAGTCTGGCGAACTGTCCCGCAAGGCAATCTTTAGACGGGAACCATCGGGCGATTTTGACACCTATGGAGAAGTTAACCGACAGACATCTTTATTTAGAAGTTTATCGGGTGCGTTTGGATTTTCCGGTACGGTTAACCGTTATGCAAGTTATTTTCGTTCCGTACTTGGTTCATTGCCCGGTGCGACGGGTGTCGTCAATGGTGTCATTGCAATATTCAGGGATGTTGCCGGTGCATTTTCAATGACCGGTACGGTTGCCAGAAAAGTTTTCTATAATCGATCTGTTTCCGGTAGCGAAGATTTTTCAGGCACTCTTTCTAGGTTTGCACAACTTTTCAGGTCTTTAACCGGGCAGCAATCATTTAACGGAGAAGTATCCAGAAAAGGAGTCTTTCAGCGGGCAGCCAGTGGCTTGCAATCTTTCAGCGGTATTGTTGCTGCATCGGTTGAATCTGGAATGACCCTGTATCAGAGAACGGTTGCTGGCGCTATTGGTTTTTCCGGTCAACTTTACCGCAGTCTGCAATCGGTTATTTTTAAAGATGAACACGTAATCTTTGAAGATGAGGATGTTACTTGGGAACCTAAAGAGGCTATCGGTTACGATTTTTACGAGAAAGATATTAGTGGAGATATGGGAACTTTTGCCGGATCCCTATCAAGGATTGTAATATTCAAACGGTCAATGGCAGGGGTGATATGAGCGTTATTGATTGGTTATTCATTGAACCTGTTGCAAAATTTATTAAAGGCGTTTTCCTATTTTTTGTACGACCTTTATTGTGGATATGGAACCCGTT